CGTTAGATAACGAGCTGGGTTACTCTGTTTATCATTACTTTGCTAACGGTGGTCGTGATGCTTATATCATCCGCACCTTGCACACCTCAGGTACTGCCCCGCTAGCTCGTTCTGCTTCCTCATACATTCAGTATTTCCCGGCTGGAAGTGGAAGTAGCGTTGGTGCTTCAGTAATGTTTACCGCTACTGCAGCAAACCCCGGTGCATGGGGTACTGGTTTAACTGTTACTACTTCAAGCAGCCCCGCTGCCCCATCTAATGCAACTTCTTCATACCCAACGTTTAACGTTTCTGTAAAACTTAACGCAGTTGAAGTTGAAAACTGGAACGAAGTTTCATTAAATCCCGCAAACAACCGTTACCTCCTTGATGTAGTTAACACTTATTCAAAGTACATCACTGTTGCCTCACCTGCTGGAGCAACAGTTGGTTGGGCAATTAAAGAAGATGTTGCTGACATTTTTACTTTTAATGCCTACTCAACTCCTTTTGGATCTACTACAATTTCTGCCAGCGTAGCTACCAATGGTACAGATGTTGATGTCGCAGATTACCAAGCTGCAATTACAAAGGTTGATGCAATCCAAGGTTCTTTGCTTCTCAATGCACCTGGACAAACTAACTCAAGTGTTGTTACTTCCTTGCTAAACACAGCAGAAGCTCGCGGTGATTCATTTGTAATCATTGACCCTGCAGCCAGTGGTACTACTTTTAATGGTGTTACTGGCGCTATTGCTTCGTATCCTAAGTCTTCTTACGGCGCAGTCTATTACCCGCAATTGGTTATGGCTGACCCAACAAAAACTGGGCCTGCTGCAGTGCGCAATACCTTCCCAGGTGGTGCTGTTGCTGGCGCATATATTCGTAGTGAAGTAGCTCGCACGGTTGCAAAAGCACCTGCCGGTTATGACTTAGATATTCGTAATGCTTTGGGCCTTACTGGTTCGTTTACCGAGTCAGAAGCTGGTTCATTGTATGACACCCACAACGTTAACTTGTTTAAAACAATCCCAGGAGCTGGCATTGTAATTAACGGTGCTCGTACAATGAGCAAGGCTACTCCCGCAAAATACATCCCAATTCGTCGTTCACTAAACTACTTAAAGCAAGCACTTAAAGCAGAAACAGCTTTTGCAGTGTTTGAACCCAACGATGAGCGTTTGTGGACTCGCATTAACATGAACGTATCTTCGTTGCTTAGCGAATTTTGGCGTTCGGGTGGCTTAAAGGGCGCTAATGCTAACCAAGCGTTCTACATCGTTTGTAACAGTACTAATAACACGTCTACGACGATTAACAATGGGGAAGTACATGTTGAGGTTGGAGTTGCCTTGCAATACCCAGCCGAATTTATTGTTATCAATCTAAGCCAATGGACCGGTGGCTCTAACACCGTTTCGACCCTCTGATAGGAGAATTATAAATGGCACGTTCTACTGTTACCGATCCGGTTCGTAACTTTAAATTCCAAGTTTCAATTGTTGCTAGTGGCGCTCTTGGTACAGCAGCAAAAGGGCTAGACAAACTTGGATTTGCAGTTATGTCTGGCCTTTCTGTACAAAATGAAATGGTTGGATACCGCGAAGGTGGAATGAATACTCACCCACACAAGTTTATTGGTCAATCCGACTTTGCACCTGTTACTTTTAGTCGTGGTGTGTTTTCTGGTCAAGACCAAATGTACGCTTGGCAGCAGTTCCTTCATTCTTGGAACCAAGCTTCTAGCGGTTCATCAAGTGGTGAACTAACCGCAAAAGGAAACGATTATCGTTGCGACATCCTTGTAAAAATCTTTGATCATCCTATTTCTTCTGGTTCATACTCAAACCCAGGTGACGTTGACACTTCAAACATTGCTCCAGGAGATGCCCGCCTTGGTTTTAAACTTTTTAACTGTTTTCCCGGCGCTTATTCATTGAGCGACCTTAACGCGGCGGATAGTGGTTTGATGGTCCAACAAATGACCGTCCATCACGAAGGCTTTGTGGTAGCTTGGAACAAGGAAGATGTTGAAGCACTAGCTACATTAGGTGGCTAATTAACTATTAGGAGAAGTACTTGAGTACACAACAAGAAGCCAATTCGTTAAATCTAGCTATTTCAGATCCAGTACCATCTTTACAAGAACCAGAAAGCCCACTAGTTACCCTTCAGAGGGGCGTCATTGACTCCGAAACTGGAGAATGGCAAGTTGACGCTGAGGTTCGGGAAATGAACGGTGGCGACGAAGAGTACCTAGCTACCATTGAATCTAAAGGCAATATCACTTACGCCGAATACATGGCTGCCCTATTAAAACGAGCGGTTGTACGTATCGGTTCATGTGTTATTTCAGATAGTCCAGCTATTTTGGACACCATCACAATTGGTGATCGTGACATCCTATTTCTTGGGGTAATCAAAGCTACCTATGGTTCTTCAAAGAAGTTTCAAGCAACTTGCCCAAATTGCAACAAGAGCAATGATGTAGTTATGAGTTTAATTGACGATTTTCCAATTCAAGAACCAAATGTAAATTTACGTTCTACAATTACCAAAACTCTTAAAAACGGTAAAGTTGTAAAACTACGTTTACCCAATACTGGAGACAGCATCCACGTAGGTAAAAACAGTACGTTATCTGCTGTTCAAAACACTTTGATGCTTTCTAGATGTGCTGTTTGGGATGAATCTGATCGCCCAGCTAACGCTGAAGATTGGGCTAAATCACTTAACGTTGCAGATCGTAGTATGCTTGTAAATGCCTTGCTTAGTGTTGAAGCAGGGCCCAAAATTGAAGGGGTGAATATCCAATGCGCCCATTGTGGGGGAGACATCTCCGTAATGCTTGATTGGATATCCCTTTTACTTGGTTAATCTTAAATACACTTATTGGGAATACGAACTCATAGCCTCTGTTTACAAAGGGTTTAACCTTACGGATTTACGGTCAATGACTGTCCGCCAACGGGACTTTTGGTTCCATATGGCAAAATGGAGAAGCAAGTAAGGAGGCATTATAAATGAGTAACAACTTATCCCAGTCTGGTGCTGAAGGTTCAATTGGCGGCTTTGGTAGCCGTCTAATGAAAGCTGTTGGTCAAGGCCTCTCTATTAATCCACAGTCTTTGTCAAGTGCAGACAAGAGTATTGATGCTCTCTTAGGAAGACTTAAAAAAGTACAAGCTCAACTTGACAGCATTAACAAATCTGCTGCTGCTGCTGGGCAAGCTCTTTCTGGGGTAAACACCACAACAGCAACAACCACCCAAGGTGCTGCTGGCACCAACATAGCTGGTGGACCCATCTCTTCTGGTGGTGGGTCTAAAGCAACAAAGATGATTAGCACTTTAAAAAGTGCTGGTTCAGAATTTTTGGGTATCGGTGGAGACCCTCTTGCAAAAGCAGCCTCTGCACTAGGTGTTCAAGGTTTTGCTAAAGCTAACCCTTATGTAGCTGCTGCTGCTGCTGGCACCAAAATGGCCAATATGGCTATTAGTGCAGCAAATAAAAGCATGGCTAACAACCGAGACTACACACTACAAGCAGACCGTACCTCAGTTTTATATCAACAAATGCATGGTTTAGACCAACTTGGTGTTAGTACTAAATACCGCATGCCATTAACCAATTACCGCCTTGGTGCTGGTGGTATTGAAGACATCATGGCTATGGAATCAGCAACTGGCATTAGTGGTGTTCAACAAGCCTCCAGTATTGAAGCCATGCGTACTATTAGTGGGTATGGATTGAGCACTGGAGATGTTACTGGGATGATTAGCAACCTTGCTAGCCCTGGAACTGCCAATCAAATGTTTATGATGGGTGGTATTGGTTTAATTGGTCCTGGTGGAAAACAAAAGTCAATGATGGAAGTAATGAAGAGCATTGTAAAAAGTGCTGGACTTACTAACAAAAAAATGGTTGATTCTGCTTTTGCTCCAGGTTCTGTTACCCGTTCAAAATTAAAGCAAATGGGTGTCCCTGAGTCAATGGTTACTCAAGTCCTTCAATACGCTAAAGAAAACCTTACCTATAAAGAAAAGGGCGGTAAGGGCCTGTACGACCCTAGTGTAAAAGCCCAACGTGAAACTATGGGTATTGAAGGAAACTTTGCTACTCAAGTAGAAGAAACGCAACGGTTAGAAACTAAAAGAAGTGAAAATTACTCCCGCAGGCAAGTAGACAACTACGCTGAACTTGAAAAACAAACACAAAGCCTTACAAAAATGTTTGGTGCTTTGGAAGACAAGCTTTCAGGTTTAATTGGTGGCATTGGTTCTCAGAAAATTGCAACCTCTATTTTTACTGGAGCAACAGGTTTTTTAGGTGACCCTCCCAATGTTCAAACTGGAGGTACTAAACCTGCTGTTTCAAACGCTAAAAAAGAAGTTAAAAGTAGCAACAAGAGCGACGACAGTATTTACGTACCAATTGAAGGTGCTGGCCGTGTTTCTATTTCAAAACTTAAATCACGTGAAGATTTTAAAAAAGTACACCCAAAACTACAAGAACGAGTACTTGGTCTACTACGAGCCCACCCAGAAGTTGGGTATGGTGGTGGGTACAGAGATGACGATTTCCAAGAAGTTTTGTTTAAAAACAACTACAGCAAAACGTCTTTGTCAAAAGCTGAATATGACGGTTTAGACGCTGCTTCTAAAAAAGATTACAAACAATGGGGCGGCACTTACTGGGTTAAAAAAGCAGGCGGGCATGATGTTGCTGCTCCTGGCCGCTCTATGCACAAACTTGGGTTAGCAGTTGACTTAGGAAGTTCTAAAGCTGCAGAAGACGCAATTCGTAAATTTGCAGCAAACTATCAATTGCGACATGCTGGTGCTCGTAATGAAGTCTACCACGTAGGCCCTTCTGACCTTCCAGAGTCAAGAGAGACATACGAAGCACGTGGTGCAACATGGGGTTACGGTACAGATGGCCCAACTCCTAAAGATTCAAGTTCGGATGCTGGTTCAGTAGGTGCTACACCTATTGCAGCCAGTGGCTCAGGTGTTAGCGCCTTAGAACCTTCCGTTGCAGAAGGTTATGGTTCGGCTGGAATGGAGCACATGCCTTATCAAACAATTTCTACAAGAGTTGCTGCTGATGTGGGTGGGTCAATAAACGCTAGCAGAACACCTTCTATGGCTATGCCAGCATCTTCGTCAATCAAATTAGGGGATCCAGATCCAATTCAAACTCTTGAAACAACCAGAATGATTAGATCAAACTCTGGTCAAGGTGGGCAAGGCGTTTCAGTAGTAAAAAGCGGAACTACTATAAATTTAAGTCCAACAATAAATATTTCTGGTGCTGGTTCAAAAGCAGATTTAAAAAAGATTGCAAATGAGCTTATCGCTTTAATGCGGCATGAAGTAGAGTTGGAAAGTTTGAGAGGAAGATAATGCCTAATATAGATGGTTATAGGAATAATGGGTTTTTTAAAGTTGACCAAATGGCTGAAGGGGTAAGAGACGGAGGTGTATCTAACAGCCAGTTTTTATACCCACCTAACAATATTAGGTTTTTATCAGCCCAAGAAGCACTAGATAATCGTGGTGTTACTCCAGTTCTTTTTCCTCCGTACAAAATACAACGTGGTTTCATTAGGAACTTACAACAACCATCTTTGGGTAACACTCCTATTAACAGATGTAACTTTCAATTTAATCCACAAGATATTCGTCAAAGTGTTCAAATGCGCGAAGACATGTATTTGGCTGTACTTCAAGACCCGGCTCAGTTAGCTCAGCCAATTGGCGCACAAATGAACTTTCAATTTGACTTGTTGTTTGATCGGCAAATGGAAGTAGCACGAGGAGAAGGTGGGGTGGACAGCCAACACGCTGATTTAAAGTTTGTTGATCAAATTGGTGTTTTAGCTGATTTAAATGTTTTGTACACAGTCATTGGTCAAGGCTTATCTAAAAATATGATAGATAGTCAATTAAAAGGTATTCAAAATAATGCTACGCGCGTGTATGGTAACGCTAACCCAGCAGCAGAAGAAGACACTGGTACAACTGACGAAACTACAACTCCATCAACAGCCTTCTCGGCTTATGACCCAGCATCTGTAGCAAACGGAGCTGAATTTCAAAGTATGAACGACGGTAATGCTGCATTTTTAATGCCAAACCCAGTGCGGTTAATGTTTTCATCATTATTTATGCTTGATGGTTTTATTACTGGTACTAACGTTGATTTCTTAAAATTTAGTACAAAAATGGTTCCTGTAACTTGCAAAGTAAGCGTTTCAATGATGGCTGTGTACATTGGTTTTGCAAGAACAGACACATTTTTAACTCATCAATTTGCGGCTGCACGAGAAGCAGAAGAAGATGCAATTAGAGAAGATGCAGAAGGTAGTAGAGAATTAATTGCCGCATTAAAAACAACAGCAAATTCAATTACTTTTGGGTTTGGTAGAGGTAACAATCCAAGTGTTGATACTTTTACAAGCAATCCAACACCAGTTGGTTACGCCACCATGAAAAATGGTGGAACATATCAAAGTGGTAATAATTTAGATAACGTTCAAACACATAAAGATAACTTTATTTTTAGATTTGACAATGTTAAACCTAAAGTAGGCAGTGGGGAAGACACTGACGATATTCTAAACCTTTATGAATTGGATACTCAATTTACAGTTAGTTACAATTGGCAATGCAAAATATATGGTGCCTATGGTGTAAACGGATGGTCTACCAAAAATGAGGCAACTGCTGTATTGGCAACAGCCGCTGGTTCTAACAATTACACAAAAGGTCTTTCTGAAGAAATAATAACAAAATTAGATGACACTCCTAACGTATCATTAGCTGGGTACTATCAAGGTAGTAAAAGTGCTTCAAGTAAAAGTGAATGGGGAAGTGGCGAAAAAGCTGGTGCCCGTAGACTTTTAATAAAAGGTGAAAGAGGTAGTAAACCAGAATTAACAAACGGTGCAGCTGTTGCTAGAAACAATGTAAGGGGAGAGGGGTATTTCATTGTTATTTGGCAACTTGAAGTTACAGCTATTGTTATTGGGTTGCAAGAACACAAACGACCTGCAACGTCTGTTCAATACATTGCTCAAGTAAAAGGTCATACAGAAGGTTTGTACGTAAATTACAATTTAAATTGGTCGGAAGGTTCATAAAAATGGCTACTTACACTAGTTCTAACCGTTACCGATTATCAGTATCTAATACAACAGCTAATAGAGTTGAGTACTCAACACGTAGCTATTACCAATACACATCAAGAGGTGGCGACACTTTTCAAATTATTGCATCAAAAATATTAAATGATGGTACGCGTTATTGGGAAATAGCAGATTTTAACCCGCAAATACAATGGCCAGATGTAATTCCTATTGGAACAACACTTCGGATACCTAGATGATTATTAATAGTGGCAATCCACTTTCTCCAAAAACACATATTGCCCTGCACAATGTTGAAGTTAATTACCATTCAATTCAACAAGTAACTATAGATCTTTGTGTTAATAAACACGACATGGTTGTTTTAAAACTTGCCGGTATTCCTTCAAAATATATTACCGATTACATTGACGCACCAGTACGAGTCACACTTTCTTCTGGACCTGGACGATCACAAGACTTTTGTGGGCGTGTTTTGTATGTTGAACCAGAATCAGATAGTCGTGCTCCTATTGTTAATAACAGCCCATTTCAAACAGTTCGTTTAGTATGTTTTGGAGCTTCTATGTCAATGATGGGGGCAAAAAGTAAACTTTGGGAAAATGTAAGCATTAAATCTATTGCTGAACAGATGTGTGATACGTATAGGTTTAGTCTTGATGTTATTGACGACAGTTTTGTGTTGCCTAGGCTTATGCAAAAGGGTGAATCTGATTGGGCATTTTTAATTCGTATATGCGAAAAATATGGGTATTCAATTACTGTCCACGGAACTCACATGCACATTTGGGACCCATTTAAAGCTATTGGAAGACGCCCTTCATATGAAGAACTAACGTCAGTTTCTTCAAATATTGCTGCTGCACCAGGAAACATTCTTAGTTTTAAAGGTACTTTTGGATATGTAACCCCACAAGGGTACTCAACCAATTATGAAGTTAGCTCTTTAGATGGTGATGGCGTTTCGCACACTGTTTATAGCACCGCGTTTTCTACGGAGTCATGGTCTGGAGTTGACCACCCGTCTAAATTTAACAACGTAGTTTTAGAAGCTGTCCAAACTGTTGCGGAAGCTGAGAAGATAATTGGGGCAAAAGAACGCCGCACATTCCCATTTAACGCAAGCGTAGAAATTAGTGCAGGTTCTGGAATTGTGCCTGGTGGAGTTGTTAAAGTAACTGGTTACAACTCACACTTTGACGGTTTGTGGTATGTCCGGGACGTAACGCACACTATTGGTGGATCTAGTTATTTTACAAAACTAGAAATAAGCAGAGATTTTAATACATCTGAATCATTTGTTATTCCTCCAACACAACTAGCACAAGCAGCCCCAGAACCTGAGTTTGTTGCAGGAGAATGGCGCGCAAGTTCAGAAAGAGTAAATGCGTATGTATAACGGGATGCAAATATATCGAGCAGTAGTAACTGCGTCGTCTTCAACTACTGGTTCTCTTTACGTTTCTATTCCATCAGTGCTTGGCACAAGCACAAGCATCGCTGTATCTACTATTGGCCGAGCAGCAGTATCTGGTGTATGGGCTGTTCCTAATGTTGGGGAACAAGTCCTTGTAG